CACAGTACATATCATCTGATGCAGATGTAGCACTTGTTAAAGTTAAACTTGTACCACTAGCAGTATAAGCAGTTGTAGGTTCTTGTCTTACAAAGTTTATAAATAATGCAATTTCATTTTCGTTAGTTACAGGATTATCAAGTGTGTAAGATGTAGTCGCACTTGTAGTAAAGTCTTGCTTAGCAAAACTTGTGTAACTTAATGCTGGTTGATTTCCTAAATACATTTACGCAACATCTTCTAAAGTTGAAATAATTACATCTGCAATACCAGAAGCATTGTCAGATTTTACTTTAACAGCACCACCATTAGGTATAATTACCTTACCAGATATAGCTTCTAAAGAACTTCCAACTGGTACTGGAGCTTGTTTAACAATGTATCTATCGTTAGAACCATCATTAAGAACTATATCTACAAGTATAGAAGTTGTTCCAGTATTAGATACTAGACAACCAATCATAACTTGTTTGTTAGATGTAGTGGTCTTAACTGTAGTCAACGTAGCATCTGTTAAACTAGCTGTTGTTGAATTAAAGTTATTTGCCATGTTTATTTTTCTCCTTAATTATTTATCCAAGTGCTATTGCAAAAGGGATTGAATTGTCTGTTGCTGAAATAGAAAGTGTTTCGTTTCCACCATCATTATTTTCAGTAAATGTAACATTTGAACCTGCTACTAATTTTCCATTTAAAAAACCTGCTGTTGTATCATTTGCTGAAACTAAAGTTTTAACATCTGTATCTGCTGTAATTTGTTGCCAAGATGAACCATTATAATATTTAAGAGCATTGTCTGTTGAATTATAAAATAAATCACCTTCGTCTAAAGATGTTGTAGGGTCTGTTGCCCCAATTCTGTAAGTGTTAGCAAAACTATTTATTGAAGGTATATTTGTAGCAACAGTGTTAACATTAGCTATATCAGTTGCAACTGTATTAATATTTGTGTTTGCTCCAGCAACTGTTGTAATATTTGCATTGTTAGTTGCTACTGTGTTAATGTTAGTTGTGTTATCTGCAACTGTGTTAATATTAGATGCATTACCTGCAACAGCAGTGACATTTGCATTGTTTGTTGAAACTGTAGAAACATCACTTGATATTCCTGCAACTGTTGTCACATCACTATCAATACCTGCAACAGTGTTTATGTTAGCTGAATTAGCATTAACAGCATTAATGTTTGTGCTATTTGAGTTAACATTAGATACAGCAGTTGATATACCTGCTACCGAAGTAACATCAGAACTTATGCCTGCAACTGTAGTAACATTTGCATCTATTCCTGCTACTGTGTTTACGTTAACTATGTTAGTACCTACTGTGTTAACATTAGCTATGTTATTTGAAACTGTGTCTATTTCAGATGTAGCCTCATTTAAATCATTAGCCGCAGTTTCTATTTCTGAAATTGCTTCGTTTAAATCATTTGCTACTGTAACAACGTCTGCAATGTTTGTAGCCACTGTTGATACATCTGCTATGTTGGTAGCAACTGTTCCAATATCTGCTTCATCACCTGCAACAGCTGTAACGTCTGAACTAATACCTGCAACCGTAGTTACGTCAGCACTAATACCTGCTACTGTTGTAATATTAGGTATGTTAGTTGATATAAATTGTTTATTAACAGCATCTGTATTATCTACAGGGTCTGCTACATTTTTTAATCTTTTATTTTGTATATCCCAGTTAAAGTCTACGTTATCTAAGGATATAACATCACCTGCTTTATCAATAGCCTCTTGAGACATATAGAAAGCTTGGTCACTATCTGTATCTAGGTCATTTTCAGTTAGTACTGAGCCTGATACGTAGTCTACTAATTTTGTATTTTGGCTTGTAGTTCTTCTTATTTCAATCGCAGCATTATTAGCCGGCGCTGTGTCAAACGTAAGGTTAGTGCCTGCGGCATCCAAAGTGTAAGCTGTAACGTTTACACCCGCTACTGTAGCTGATAAATCGGCTGTATCTCTGTAACTAAAAGGAATAGCGTATGTAGTAGTTATACCGTTTCCGGTGTATCTTACGAATGAATTAGCCATAGTTTGTGTTTATCTCTTCTAAAAGGGGTACTTTATTCAGTTAATATTGTTATTGCTGATTTCTTTTTCTTTTTTAAGTCTTTATAAGCATCTTTAAGTATAGACATTTCCTCTTCTTCTATTGTTGCTAGTTGTGGAAATTCTTCAGCCATTAAGTTATATGCCACACTTTCAACAGTAGTTATTATGCTGTTTATGTATTTTTGTTGTAAATCAATACCATTAACTATTCCATTAGTATTTTCAGGGTTTGGAATGTTTAAATTAAGACTGCTATTTTTGTTTTTAATTTGGTCTTCTACAAACTGTTTTAGTGACACACCTTTAGTTTTACTTATTTGACCAGTTGGTGTAATTTTAATTTCAGATTTTATTTCCATCCATCTATCATAAGCTGTTTGACCATCAAATTTTCTTAAACTTTTTAAATCAACATCCTGCCCTGTAATTCTTTTTGCAACTGCTGATGGTGGTCTGTAGTTAATATCAGTTCGGTCTTTAAAAAAGTTAGAGGTTGCATCATTTCTGTAATCAGACATACTAAACGGACTGGAAATAACACCATCTCTTCCACCTAAGCCAAATAACCAAGCTCTTTTAGTTTTTACTTTTTCACCCCAAACATTTCTTTTAGGCATCACTCTTTCTTGTGGATTGTCTGCAAAATATCTTTGTAACCTATCACTTAATGTCCACAAATCTTTTTCATATTCATCTGTTACTCTGTCAACATATCTAACACCACCTGATAGAGGTAAAAATTTGTAAGCACCTTTTGCAAGAGAAGCTTCAATTCTTTGTTCAGGTTTTCTAGAACTAGCTAATCCACCACCAAAAAATGCTTGATAAGTGTCAATAATATTTTTTGTATAAAACTTAGAAGTAAAATTTCTTGTAATACCTAACACAGTTCCCATTGCTAACTCATGTATTATAGATTGTTCTTGTGGTGATAACACTCCATTTGATTTATCCATAGTTTCAAATATATCTGCCATTATAAATATTGGTGTCATTATAGGGTCAAGACGATTAAATTGAATATATCTTCCATCTGCTGTAATATAAGAATATGGTTTCCAACCCACTAAATCTTCTTTAGCTTGATTTTCTCTCCAATCATTACTTCCACCACCTGTAAATCTACCTGCTGAAACTAAAGCAAAAGCTGTAGACCATAACAACCAACCTGACTGTATTCTAGCATTAGCTTCTGCGGCTGCTTCTGGATTTAAATAGTTTTTCTTACTTGCTGATAAACCTGATTTTACTGAGCTAACTCCTGCAAAACTTTTTCTAGCAACGTGTTTAATTTTACCATCAACTAAATCTTCTGTTTCTGCTAACATGTGTCTCATTTGGAATTGATATCTACCAAGAACAGGTAAATGTTGAAAATTCCATCTTAATAAATTTGAAGGTGTATTAATAAAGTGTAATCCTAAAACTCTAGCTACTCTTCCTTTACCTTGTGTTTGGTCTAATACCCAACCAGTAATACCACCTTCTTCTTCACCTGTAACAGGATTTGTAGAATAAGCTGACTGTGTAAAAGATAGTTCTCTAGCATATTGTAAAGGTGAGTTTAAAGTTTCATCAACTGTAGTTCCAATTGCAGTTGCAACACCATTTTCATCTACAAATCTTTTTTCTATATCTTTAAATTTAGCTTTATAATCTTGTGTAAATATTTTACCTTTTAAATAAATTCCATAATCAGGATTATTTTGCATAATTTCTGAATTAATAATAGAAGTTAATCTAGCTTTAAAAGCCATAGTTTTCATAAATTCATCACCTGCTGCCAGTACTCTTAATGGTATAGTTTGTGCAAACCCTGCAACTTCAAAAGGTGCTTGTGCAATTTTACCTGCGGCACTTCCGATAGCATCATTAGAAATTCTAGCACCAAGTTCAGCAATCGGTTCTGAAATAGTTTTACCCCATTCACTTATAAATCTTTGTAATTGTCCTTGCCTAATGTTTGCATCAAATTTCATTTGAGCACTATCTAACGTAGCTCTTCCTTTTATAAGAGTTTTTCCGGCTGCTTTTAAAGCGTGTCCTAAATAAATATATTGATAAATATAAGTTTGTAATGCTTCTCTAGCAATTACTAAAGCTCTATGTCTATCAGTAGTAACCATATTTGCAGCTCTTAAAAGTTGTACAAAAGGTTTCCATTGCGATTGTATTAACCCAGATATTAAATTAAGTTCATGTGTATCAGGTGAAGATAGTAAATTGTTATTGACATACTCAGCAGCCAAATCCCATTTGTTTGTTTTTTTAGCATCTTGTAATGCTAAGATAACTTGTTCATCATCATCTAATTTACCAATAGCTTCTATAAATTTTTCTTTATTACCAGTTTTTAACTTAAACATTTTAGGGTCTTCAGGTCTAGCAATTAATTCAGCAACACGTGCTTTGTCTTTTACAATTCTACCGGCAGTCGTACTTCTAGCTGCTGCTGTTCCTAAATCAGAATTTATTTGAATTAACTCATCTAACCCTTCCAACATTATGTCAAATTGTTTTTCAATTTCTTTTCTTCTTGTAGGTGTTAAATCTATTCTTGAATATTCATTAGAAATGTTTACAATTTCAGCACTATCTTTTGCAAGTAAATCTCCTGCCAAAACTCTGTAAGCAAACTGTTCTTTTGTCTTAGGGTCGTTTGCCATTTGTTTAAGTTCTTTTCTAATTTTCTTAGGGTCACCACCCATTTCTATAGCTCTTTTACCTGCTATCTCAACCATTTCATCTAATGAGACTACTTCTCCACTATCAACTTTATTTTTTAATAATTTAGCTCTTTGTTTAATAAGTTGTCTATAAGAACCGGGTTTGTATCTTGTAATGTTTATTGGAAGTTTAGAAGGCTTGTCTTCACCTGTAATAGGGTCTGCTTTAAAGTTAAAAAATCTATTATTAAAAGTATCTTCGTTTAATTCTTGTTCAGCTTTAATTTGTTTTTTAGTTTTTTTAGGTTGGTTTTGATATAATTCTTTTTTTGTTTTACGTACACTTAAATCTTTAAACAGTTGTCTACCTGTAATATTACTTTGTCCATACTCATGTATGTCTACCAATTGTTTAACAGCAGTATTTTTTAAATTTCTATTTGTTAATTTAAAAGCTCCAGCAGAAAAAGTTCCACCAAATACAGTACCTAAACCAAAACCTGCGGCAGTACTTAAAGCTGTTTGTTTTAAATCTAATTCGTTTTGTATATCAGCTTTTATAGCTGTGTTTTGTAATATTATATCTTGAGTTCCATTTGTAATAGCACCAAAATAACCTTCATACAATGCACCTTTTTTTACAGCTTGACCAATAGATTCTTTTGTTGCTTGCTTAGCCATTTCTTCTATAGCAGCTTTATTAATTTCTTGAGCCATTTTACCTTTTAACAATTCTTTTAAACCTAGTTTAAAACTTTGTTTAGCAACTTGACCACCTACACCAACACCTATTAAATTAACAGGGTCAGCTAACATAGCTCCACCATTGTCAATTAACCATCCACCAAAACTTCTATTAGGGTCATCCCAAAAAGAAGGTAAAGAAGAATAAGTTTGTTGAATATAAGAAAATTCTTTTATTCTTTCAGGATTAGTTTCATTAGCAACAGATGCTAAATCAAAACCCATAGATACAGTGTTGTTATTTCTCCAAGACCTATCTTCATAAAAATACTCTAACAAATCAGCAGCATTTTTATTTTGAAAACTTGGGTCATTATTTCTGTAAGAATAATAACTTCTTAATGTATTGTAAAATCTTTCAGTCTGTATTTCATCTAAAGCTGCTTGAGCGTTTTGTGCTTTTTGTAAATCACTTGTGTTGCTATATGTAGTTTCTGATAAAAACTCAGCCATTATTAATTACCTTTAGTTATTGCTTTAATTGCATTTTGTATATCAATAGGGGATATTTGATATGTTTTAGAAGTACCTCTAAATTGTTCAGATAAATTTCTTAACAATTCATTAAAATCTGCTTGTTCCATTGCAGCAATATTTTCAGATGTAAATTGAAGATTTCCTAATGCATTTTGTAAATAATTAGAAATAAAAGGTATTATTTTTTGTTCTTTAAACTCATCTAATGAAGGTTGATTAAAAGGTATAAAATCTTTAAATCTGCTGTCTTCATTAATATCAGGCAATTGAATAAGTCCTTCATCAAGTTCTAATTGTTTGTTAAGAGCTTGTATAATAGGTGTTACTCCTTGTTCAGTGTAACGTTTTAATTTTTCTTGACGAGCTGTTTCTAATTCTTTTTGTTCTGCTTCGTAAGATGTAAATGATTGCATTTGTGGTTGTACATTATCTGGTGTAAATCTTGTTTTCATTACATCACCCAATGATTGCATAAATTCATCTTTTTCTTTTCTTGAAGGGGATTTACCGTTATTTTCTAATTTGTAATTATTTTCAAAATCAATAATTTCTTTTCTAAGATAAGCATTAGCATTTCTAATAGCTTCTCCAGAATTAGGTTTTTCCATTCCAACCATACCTACATTAAAATTACCTTTAATACTATTAATAATATCAGTTGTAACACTGCTGTAAGTAAAGTCTGTTTTGTAAATTGGTTTAATACCGTTGTTTAAATCTGAAGTATAATTATTATAGTACGTCAATGCTTTACCAAAATTGTCAGAAGAAACATTTTTAGAAATTAAATCTTCCATTAATTCAGTTTGACTACCATATCCACCTTCAAATATTTGACTTGTAATATCTGTAAATACATTGGGGTCAGTATTTACAAATCTGTTTTTATCTACCATAGCATCAAACGCAGCTAATATTGTAGGGTCTCCATATGTTTGTAATTTTTCTCTTAATTTTAATTGCTCATCATAAGTACGATATCTCTCAACACTCACACCGTTTTTTTCTTCAGTAATTTTAGAATTTGATGTTGTAAATATTTCTCTAATTTCATCTTTTCTAATATTATCTTTGTTAAGTCTGTCTTGTTGTGTTAATGTTACTTTTCTATCTCTTAATTTTTTAACTAATTTATCAACATCTTCTCTTTTAGTATTCATTAATGAACCTAAATTCATACCATCTTTTCCAACACCTCTATTAGCTGATAATATTTTTAAACCTCTATCTATTTCTTCTGGTGTGGTTGCGGTGTTATATAAACTTTCAGCGGCTGCAATGGCAATATCGTTTTTCTCTTCATTAGAATAAAATTTTCTAATTGTTCCACCCCCTTCTTCTGGTGGTAAATCATAATCTAATCCTTTATTAATAGTTTCCCATTCATTTCCAATGTCTTCATTTAAAACTAATTTTACACCTTCATTTATTTTTGTAGTTTGAGCAAAGTCACTTCTAACTTTTGCATCTTTTATAGCTTCATCTGCTTTGTATTTATTAAATACTGCTGAAAAACCTAAAGCATAAGAACCTTCTTTATCTGCAAAACTAGGTAAATACTGTTTGTAAAAAGCAGGTAAATTAGTCTCACGAAAATCATAATTACTTTTATTTTCTTCTATAGTTTTTATTGCATCAATAGCTTGTACTTTTCCTGTGTGGTATTGAATAGTTTTGTCAACATATTTACCACTTAATTTAGGGTGTTTACCTTCTAGTATTTCTTTTTGAACGGTGTTTATATCTTTTGTAGTTAACAACTGGTTCATTTCTTGTACAGCTTCATCTTTTTTATTTTGCACTTCTTTTAACATTATTCTGCTAATAGCAGGATTAACGTCTTTTCTTAAAATATTTACTAAATCTGTAGCATCAGTTGATGTTGCTGCATTTACTCTACCTGCGAACGTAGAGCCCATGTATTTATTTGTAACTCTTGATTTATATGCCATTATGGTGCTACTACCTCTCCTGTATCTGGTTTAGTTAATGCTTTATTCATTTGATAACCTTCCATACCTGCGGTTCCTACTTGTAATAATAATCCTGTTTGGCTAGGCATAGTAACTGGTTTAATACTATTATATCTTCTTTGTTGTGCAGCATATGCATCATCTTCTTGATACATTAATTTAATTACATCTGTTTCATAATCTCTTGCCACATCTAAGAATTGCATGTCATATGTACCTGCAATATCTTGTATAATTTTAGTGCCATTACCTGCGTTCATATTTAATGCTTGTGCTTCTTTTTTATTATTTTCTTGGGATATTCTAAAATCTTCTGCTTTCTTTTCTCTACTTGCTGCTACTTTTTCTGCATCTATTTTAGCTAAATCATTTAAATATGCTTGGTCAGAATTTTTTCTTGTTATTTCATTTGCTGTTTCTTGGCTTTTTGCAACTTCTTTTTTGCTCCTGTAATCTTGTACTGCTGTAGCTATCTTCAATCCGGCAGTTATTGCCGATACTGCATCACACATAGTTAATTGTTTATCTCCTTCATCATTAATAAAAATGGCATTTTACCAAA